GATATTCGGAAGCTGGATCGCAATCTGGAACAGGCAATAGTTTTCCCTAACCCAGCGTTCCACGACATGGCGAGTACCCTACAGCAGCAACAGCATTACACTGACCCGCGTGGGCGATATCTGCTTCGCCGGCGGCAACGTGAAATTCAACCAGAGCGGCGAGAACAACTACACACAGGCGCGGGAGACCATACCCGTGGGGTATCGTCCAGCGGAAACGTCGAACGTTCCCATCGCCGTGTTCGGCGGCAACACCACGTTCATCCTCTACGGCGAGCATACGGGCCGTGTGGTCATGCTCGGCAACCCGAACAACGCATACGCGGGATGCACCGGCGTATGGAGGACCAGCGACCCAATGCCCGCCGCATAGCTTCGGGACACTGGTTCAGGCGGTTGCACTGTCTTGCAGTGACCCCACGGGTCACAGCGCGTATGAGACGGTCATGCCGAACGCGTTCGTGCCCTGCGTGCCGCCCTGATTGGCGTAGGTCATGGTTCCGTCCGCATGTATGTTGATGGTCTTCTGGTTCGCTCCGTCACGCCCGCCGTAGGAGAAGTTCAAGTCCATTGGAGGACGCCAGCTTTTAGGCAGGGTTCCGAAATTGCCGGTGTTCCACGCGCCGGACGCCGACGACTTCCAGTCGATACGCAACGTGACGAGCGAGCCACGACGGTAGCCTTTGACGGTACCGTAAGTGGAGTTAATCAGCGTCAGCACTTCGGTCTGGGTTAGGGAATCCCACACGTCGCTCATCGGCTTCAACACGTTGAACAATGCGACTGGTGTGCCGATGGTGATGCCGTCCAGCGGGATGCGGTACAAGGGCATGTCGTAGGTGGTGCCCCCGTCCAACGGGCTGGTCGTGTTCAACGCCGGGTCCGTGGGCGTGCCCGTGGTGGGCGTGCCCCTGACCACCACCAGTTTCGCGCTCTCAACCGACTGCGAGCCCTTCGCATAGCGGCATACGATCAGGTCGTTGCGTTTCTGACCCTGCGAACCGTTGGTGACGATCAGATCCTCGGGCGTGCCCTGGCTGACGTGACGGCCCTGCATGACCAGCTCGCCCGTGCCGATGGTCACCTTGTTCGCCGAAACGACCGTGATCTTGAACTTGTCATGCACGTTCAGGACATAATCATCCAAGCCGAGAATGCCGGCGTTCAAACCAGCGGCCTGTTCCGCCGTGGCGTGAGCCTTGTTCGCGTGCCCGGTGACGAGTTCAGCCATTCTGCTTGCCTCCGTTCTGCATCCAACTGTCGAAGCTGTTATCAAAGTCCTTGAGCTTGTTCGCGTATTCCTTGTAATCCTGCTCGCAGAACAGGTAGTCGTGGCCCGTGCCGGTGGAGTCCAGCCGGTTGACGTTGTACCACGTCTTGATATCCGGGTCGTCCAAGTCCTTGTACCATTTGTTTCTGCCGCACCGGTCGCATTGCATGACCGTCGCATTGTCGATACGCGCCATAATCGGCTCCTTACTGTTTACTCGGCCTCATAATCGACGGACATCACGCCGCCCGAGACCTTGACGATTTTCTTGGTTATCGAAGCGTTGACGGTGATGCCGGTGAGATTGTCGCGCGCCGTCACGGTGTCGCCCACGTCGAACACCACGTTCGCGTCATCACGGACGGTGACCTTCACGTCACCCTCGGATTGCAGATCCTGTAGTTTCTCACGGGTCTTCTGGTTCAGTTCGGCGGTTTCGGCGTTGCTGTGGTCGTAGACCTGCGTTATCTCGTCCACGCCCCTGAGCGACTGGGTCTGGCTGACGTTGCCTTTCGCGTCCGCATACCAGTGGACGACCACGCGGGCCGCCAAATCGCCCTTGCCCAGGCCGATGAGATGGTTCGGTTTGCGCCACGTGCGGGTCGCGTCGAAATCGATAAGGTCGCTGTCAATCGAGTCGCCGTAATGCGCGACCGGTTCGGCCCAGATGTTGACCTGGCCGGACGTATAGGCGAGCCTGAGTTTCAGTCCGTTGGCCGCGCACATCTTCCGCAAACCCGTATAGCAGTCCGTGTACCGGTCGAACTGGTATTGTTTGATGGTTGGGTCGTCACTGCCGTCAGGCGGTACAACCGCGTCGAACACCGAATCCAACCCGACACGGCTGATGAGCGAGCCGATGACCGTGCTGGCCGTGCCGCTCACTGTGAGATAATCCCTGCCCCTATCCGGCTCGAGGATCTTGTTCGCGAGCACGCCGTGCCACGTGCGCCCCGAGTAGGTGAGGGTGCTGACGCCGGCAGTGAGCTGGTCTTCCATCGCATCGACCACGCCACCGCATTCGCTGCCGTCGATGTAGATATAGGCACCCGCGTCGATGGTGGACGCGCCGCTCATGACAAGTTCGAAATCGTTTTCCTCCTTGCCCCACGCGCAATCCAGAGTGTAGTCGACGGCGGAACGGACATCGACGTGCTTGGAGTCGGTGATAATCAGGTCCACCATGACGGCGTGCTCCTCTCCTGGATCACGGTCAGGTCAAAGCCGAAGCCGTTCCACTGCACCTGGTGTTCTCCGGCCGGCAACGGCTGGAAGATATAAGTGCCGCCGTTGATGCCGCTGCCTCGTTCGCCCTTGTCGAACACGTTCGTGGTGTCGCCGTTTTCTGCGGTCATGACGATGCTTCGTTGTCCCTCCACGCTGTTGACGGTCACATACGAGCCCGAGGGGATGTCCATGTGCAATTCATACCGGTTGACGCCGATGATGATGGCTGGCTGTGAGACCGGCCCGTAGACCACCAGTTCGAACGGCATCGGCGAGACGGCATCGTTAGCGACCGTCGCGTTTCGTGTCGTCGGCAGGTAGTCGTGAGGGTAATCGTGGGGGTAATCAAGGTCGAGGCCCGGTTGCAGGGCATCCGGCCAGAAATGCTGCACGTCGTCGCGCTTGTGCCACAGGCCGTCAAGCAATGCGACCGTGAGCGCGTACTTCGCGGGGCCGGGCGGATCATAGGATGGTTCGATGCCGGTGATGAGCGCGGTCTGCGACCAGCCGTCCACGGTGAGCAGTCCGGCGTCGTCCTTGTTGCGGGATGATGCCACGGCCTTTACGTCCGCGTCGAATATTTCGCTCGCCACGTCCAGCACGTTGAGGTCGGCGCACGTGGCCTCCAATTGGACGCTTGACGCGTTGAGGGAGGCGGAGTCAATGCCGTGCGCGGCCAACTCCACCTCCCATGCGTGTGTGCGCAGGCTCTCGATGCGTTTGACCATGAGACCGGCCGGGTCGATGAGATCAACGACGCTGGCCGGAACGGCGCGGCTTGATCCTCCGCCTCGCCGGTAGGTCATCGACTGCATGACTGTCCTCCTGTTTTAGACGAGACCAAGCCTGCGCTTCTCCTCGCGGATGGTCATGGATGGCGTGTACTTAGCGATGGTCGGCCCCAAATCACCGTGCAATGCCTGCAGGTCGGAGCGCAGGCCGCGAATCTCCACAAGCATCGACGCGAGGTCTGCGAGCCCATTCCCGGTTTCAGGCAATGGGGCGGAGCCCTCCACACCAATGGCGGAGCGCAACGTCATCGGCTGGAACGCCGACTGTGCGGCGGCCGTGACACCCTGCATCCGCTTCGCGATGTCACGCTGCAATGCGGGGGTGGCCTTGTCAATGCCCTCGCTGATGCCGGGCGGGATGTAGCGGCCGACTTCGTCGCGGAACACGCGGGACGGAGAATGGATGCCGAGCGCTTCCTTCGCCTTATCGACCAGTCCGGAAAGCGCGCCCTTGATCTTGTCGTACAATCCGCCGATGGCACCGCTGATGCCGTTCCACAGACCACTGATGAGCTGCGAGCCGGCGTTTTCGAGCAGCGAGCCAGCTCCGGCGAACACGCCCTTGATGGCGCTCACGATGCCCGACACCAAGCCGCCGACCGCTCCGGCCGCGTTGGAAAGAATCGATTTGAAACTGTTCCAAGCTCCCGACCAGTTGCCGTTGATGAGGTTGGTGACCATGCTGATGACACCGGAAATAACGCCGACCACGCCCTGGATTACGTCTTGTATGCCGTTGATGACACCCGACACATATGGGAGCATCGCCTGCACCGCAGGCAACAACGTACCGGTGATGAATCCGATGATTGCGCTCACTACCGAGCCGACCACGCTGATGATGCTCTGGATGACCGGCATCAGCTGTTGGATGATGCCTGTGATGCCCGAGACCGCATCGGTTATGACTGGCACGAGCTGTTGGATGAGCGGCGTGATGGCGGTGACCAGCTGGCTAACGAAATCCATGACCTGCTGGATTACCGGGACGAGCGCGGAGGCGAGCTGGCTGATGACTTGGCCTATCATCGACACGATCTGCGAGGCGACCGGCAGCAGCGCGGCGATGATGTCCGCCAACGGTGGCAGCAGGCTGGACACGAGCTGGCCGATGAGCGGCATGAGCGAGCTGAGCGCGTTCATGAGCGGTTCGATGATCGTCGGGATGAGCGGTGCCAGCGACTGGAGTATGTCGCCGAACACTGGGATGAGCTCCGCGACAGAAGCGGTGATCACCGGCATGACCTGTTTGAACATGTCCTGCAGGCTTTTGCCGAACGCATCGAACTTCGGCTTCATTCCCGCGATCGTGTTCTTGAACAGGTTGAACGCGCCGGTGACCTGCGTGCCGAAGGCGTTGCGCAGTTCCGGCACCGTGGCGATGAGCGTGCCCAACGCTGCGACGACGATGCCGATGGGTCCGCCCAACGCGCTCAACGGGCCGGACAATCCGCCGAGCACCCCGCCGAGCAACGGAATCTTGGACAGCAATGGTGCGATGCCGCCTGCTCCGAGGGCCATGAATGCAGCTATCAGAGGGGCGATGGCGCTCTGCACGGGTTTGAATATCTCGCCGAGCCCGTTGAATACGCTGCCGATGGCGTTGATCGCGTTCTGGAACGGTTCAGGCAGGAGCGTCACCAGATCCGAGAACAGGCTCGGGATGGCTTTGACGGCGCTCTGGGCGATGACCTTCACGCGGGGCAGGATGTTCTTCAACGCAGTGCCGATGGAGTCGGCGAGCTGCTGGCTGAGAGCGCCCATGTCGGCGTTCTCGTTGCCCAGTCCGGCGAGCCAGTTCTGCCATGCGGCCTTCATCGAGTTCACGGACCCCTCGATGGTGGTCGCCGCCTCCTTGGCGGTCGTGCCGCTGATGCCGAGGCTCTTCTGCACTCGGCTGATGGCCTCGGTCACGTCGGCGAACGAATCGATGGAAAGGTCGTTGCCTTCCTTCATCACGCCCGGCAGCTTGTTCGCGTCGGCGATGAGCCGCTGCATTTCCGTCTTGGTGCCGCCGTAGCCGAGCTTGAGGTTGTCCAGCATCGCGTAATTGCCGCGAGCAAGCGACTGATACGTCTGTTGGATGGTCTGGATGTCGGTGCCCATCTTGTTGGCGTTGTCCGACATGTCGATGATGGCCTGATTGCCCATCTCTGCGGCCTTGGCGGTGTCCCCGCCAAGCGAACTGACCAACGAGGCCGCGAAGCTCGTGACCTGGTTCATATAGTCGTTCGCGCCGACGCCGGCCGTCTTGTACGCTTCGGCCGCGTACTTCTGCACAGTGCCGGAAGCGCCCTTGAACAGGGTGTCGACGCCGCCGACCGCCTGCTCCCACGTGGCATACGCGCCCAACGCCTGCTTGCCGGTGGCCACCAGCGTGCCGCCGATGGCTGCCACACCTGCTCCGATGGCGGCGACCGCTCCCGTGGCGAGGCCCTTGATATGGGCGACCGCGTTTTGGGCGAGGTTTTTGAACGAGTTGCCTGCGCTGGAGGCGAGGTTGCCGAGCGTGCTGCCGATTGCCCCGGCGGCGGTCTGTGCTCCGGCTGGGAGTTTGGACCATACGGCTCCGGCGGCGGTGGCGATGTTGCCGAAGTAGTTCTTGGCTACGTTGGCTACCGGTGCGAGTTTCTGCCCTACTTTTCCTGCGGCATCTCCAATGGCGGAGCCGATTTTGCCGCCGAATGAGCGGATGGGTGCGGTCCAAGTAGCGACTGCCGTTTTGATGGTGTTGCCGGTTCTGCTTCCCCAGTCGCGAATCGGTTGCGTCCATGCGGTGATTGCCGCGCCGATTGGTTTGGCGATGCCTGACACGGTGGCTGCGATGCTGCCGCCCCAGCCTTTGAGGGTTTGCTGGGCGACGCTGATGGCTCCCTTGAGTCCGGTTTGGATTTTCGCGCCGACCTGCACGGCGAAACCGCTCAATGAGGATACGGCCTTGTTCGCGAATCCGGCTATCTTGGAGCCGAGCGGTTTCCAAATGGCGTCTACGCCGAGCAGGCTACGCACGAGGCTGCCGAGCGCTCCAGAGAGTCCGGTGAAGGTGGATTGGCCCCGGCTGATGCTCGAGAATCCAGCCGAGAACGAGCTTGCCATCGTCTTCATGGAACCGGATACGGTGTTGGTGCCCTTGGCGAGTTCGTCCTCGGCGGCCTTGAGCGCCTTCTTCGCGTCCGCGAGCCGTTCGGCGGCGTCGTTGGACTTGTCGAGAGCGGTGGCCTGACGCAACTGGGCTTTTTCGAGATTGATGGAGGCGGTCTGCGCCTGAGTCGAATCCGACCCGTATCTGGCGATGGCCGAGTTGAGCCTCTCCTGCGCCTGCTGCACGTTGACCGTGGCCTGACGGTAGTTCAGGAGCGCGGCGCTGGCCTTGGAGGACGCCTGCGCCGCGTCACGCTTCAACGGTTTCAGCACATCGTCGGCGACGCCCCGGGCACTCGAACCGAATGCCTTTTTGAAGCTGCCGCCGAACGATTTGCCGATTTTCGAACCGTTGCCGAACGCCTGGGAGAAACGGTTGGAACCGGACTTGCCGGCCCCCCGCATCTCCTTGTCGACCGCGCTGCGGAAGCCCTTCATCGAGGGGAATATCGACACGTGGCCGGTTCCCACTTCCGATCCGAAAGCCATAAGGCGACTCCCCTCTTAGTTGATGGTTGTTTATCCGAAGAGCTTGCTCATATGCGTTTCGGCCTCGTGGATCTCCTCGGCGGTGGGCTCGTCCGTTTCGGGTTCGCCGTCCACGTCGCCGAGCAGCGTGGAAGCGCCGAGGAACTGCAATACGGTGATGTCGGTGGCGCTCATGGGGAACATGAGGCCGATGAGCGAGGCTCCCGTGTAGGAGGACGGGTCGCCGCACAGCGCCGTGTACAGGTCGATGGCGTCACGGTAGGGGAGACGCCGGCCGAGATCGTGTTCGATGCTCCACCCGAATCGGGCGAAGTCCGCTCGGACCTTTACTCCGTCATCGGAGTTGAGGATTCGGCAGAAGTCGGCGATTTTCCCAGTTCGACGCCCTGTGATTTGGCGAGCGTCTCCCCGTAGTCCTGGATGAGGTTGAACGCGACCTGCATGGGTTCGTGTTCGAGTCGTTCGGCCTGCTCGTCGCCGGCGAAAACGGTGAGGATGCGTTTGACCTGTTCGAGGCTTTCCGTGTCGGTCTGTGTGTTCGACAGGGCCTCGAAGTCGGCGATGGAAAGATAGAGAGGCAGCTTGTAGACGGTGCCGCCGGGTGCCAGCGCCCAGTATTCGTTGTTCTTGATGATGTGTCGCACCTTGACCTGGTTGGCGACCTCGGCGAGGGCCTCGGCCTCCCTGGTCTCGTCCCAATCATCGAATTCAGCGATCGAGGGTGCCATATTCTGCTGCTTTGCCATGATGGTTCTCCTGTCATACGTGTTTCTCCCGTCGTTGGTGTTAGGGCTCCCCGCATGCCGACAGGAGAGAGGTCATGCGGGGAGGGAATCGTTGTCAGACCGCCGCGTAGGACTGCAGGTAGCGGCTGTTGCCGCCGTCTACGGCGGGATCGAGCTGCCATGTGGCGGTCAGCGAGAGGCCGGACACCTCGCCGCGCGTATCCTGCGCCGGCTCGTTGCCGGTGATCTGGATGACGCCGAGACGACGGCGTTTGCGGCCGGACTTGTAGATGGTCTCCTGATAGGCGAACCATTTGGTGTCCTGGATGATGTCCTTGACGTGGTAGACGCCGGTTTCATCGGGCCTGCCGATGGTCATGAGGCGGGTGAGGTCGTTGTCCTCGGCGGCGGTGAACGCGAGCGTCAGCGTCGGGTCGGCGTTGAGCGTGTAGCCCGGCTGGTGGAATTCGGTGGCGTCGTCGCCGTCGCGGGAGTCCTGCGGTGCTCCGTCGCTGGTGATGAGGCCAACTGTGGCGGAGGAGGAGCCGAACACGTCGCCGAGTTCGGTGATCGGGTCCGCCACGCTGGGCGCGATCTGCGAGGCGGTCAGCGTCTTGCCTGCCACATAGGGGGCGACGATGATCTTCGACGTGAGTACGTTCTTGACGGCATTAAGGTCGTTGCCCTGGTTGTCTGCTGTCATTCCATGTCCTTTCAAACGAAAAGGCCCTACACATTGTGTAGGGCCTAGGAAAACGGTTAAGGGATTGGTTAGTGTTCGCCGACCGTCGAATATTCGACGATCAGGTAGTAGTGCGCGGTGTCGGAATCGTCGGACACCGGGTATGGGCCGTTGCACGAGGAATCATCCACGGAAACGATTGGCGAGCCCTTGGCGAGGGCGATGGCCGGATGTTCGGTGAGCGTCGCGTAGACGCGACGGGCGAGAGTCTTGCACGGCTTCTCGTCCTGACGGCTCCATCCGTACACGTTCACGCCAATCGAACGGTCGAAATGGCCGAGCCCGTCCGCGTTGCCGCCATCGTCCCGGACGGTGACGAGCGGATACGCGCCCTGATAGTCGGGAGGCTTCTTGCTGCCCACCTGCAAACCATCCACATCGGTGATATGGGCGCGCAGGTAATCACAGAGGAAAGCCTCCATGTCGGGAGGCAGTATCAATGTCATAGCTTCACCGCCTTCAACGCCTTGCGAAGATTGCCGGTCTTGGACTCGACCAGCATGGTCTTCGCGTCGGTGCCGACCACCATGAAGGTGGTGCGGTGCGCGCGTTGCACGGCCTCGACCTGCAGGCCGTCGCGGTAGGCTCCCGTATCCACGGGCGCGTTCGCTTTGGCCACGCCGAGCGCCTTCTCGGCGGCTCCACGGGTCAGGGCCCTGACGCCGGCCGAGTTGAGCATCTGGTCGAAAAACGCGTCGTTGAACTTGATGCTGGTCTGTCCGCTTCCGGCCATCGGCTACCCCTTCCACTCGGTGAGCTGGACTTCCAGCGTGGGCTGCCAGCCGGTGAACGCGTTCACGTCACGGCTGGGGAAGCCGGACACCTCCCACATGCGGCCGTCCGCCGGTTCGGGTCGGATACGGTCACCAAGCCGGATATCCGCATTCGGGTCGGCGACGGTGAGCACCGCCGTGGAGGTGGTCTGCACGTCCAACACATCGGGCGTGCGAGTCGAAGTGCTCGATGCCAGGGCACCATGCACTTCCAATTCGACAGGATGCTTCCAATCCTCCGTGGTCTGCGCGGGATTGTACGGGTCGGCTTTACGCGAGGCGCGCAGCCGCACGAACCGTGTGGCCGCAGGCAGGCCGGAGGCATTGATGTCGTCGATGATGCTCACGGCAGCGCTCCTAGCTTGTACCGGTCGAGTTTCGCCAGCTCGTCGGCCATCAACGACACGTTGTAGGTGACGCTGCTGCCGTTGACCGACTGGGATTGGATGACGCCGGCGGAGGCCATGCTCGCACGCTTCGCGGCGTTGATGAGCACGCCCATCACGTCCGGCACCTCATCCGGCGTATAGCCGGCGTGGATGCGGTAGCGTATCGCGGCGACGCCGGCCGGGAATGCGCCGGTGGTGCATTCCACCAAACCCGTGGTGGGGTCGTAGGCGTAGTGCAGCCGGTTGCCGGCGCTGTCGGTCAGCTCGTCGACGGAGGTGACATGGCGTGCGGGGAGACGAATCACCTTGCCTCCCCGCGAATTGGCTACGCCCGACAGTTCGATGTTCGGCGTGATATGCCAGCCGCACGTGCGGCGGATGGCCGCCTGCGCCGCCTTCAGCCAAAACTCGCCGTCAGCGTCGAAGCCTGACGGGTCGGTGATGATGTCGGGAATGGTTTCATCGGCCATCGTTCGCCTCCAGTCGATTCACGTTAGGCCACGGTGAAGGCGTGCGACTTGTCGTCGGTGCCGACCCAAGTGCCACCGGTGATGGCACCAGAGGTGTTCTTGGTCAAGGTGATGGACTTCACGCCCACGCCGGCGGCACCGGGAGCACCATTCTTGCCGGCTGGCCCCGGATCGCCATTGCCGCCTTCCGCGCCGGCCGGAATGCCAAGCGTGAGCACGCCATCCGCGAGCGTCGCGGTGGGAGCCGCGCCGGCGGCGAGGGCCACGGCCGTCACCGAGGTGATGGCCGCACCGTTCGCCTTGGTCAGGTCGATGGGATTGCCGGCGGCGTCGACCACGACCACCGGCTGCGGATACGTGCTGCCATCACCGGTATCGACCCCGGTCTGCAGCACCTTGGTTGCGTCACTCATCGGCGGTCACCTCACTTGGCCTTCTTGCCGAGGGCGACGGACACGAACGCCTTCGGGTACTTGACCTGCAGGCCGAGGCGTTCGCGCACGCGGAACGTGATGAGATCGTTCGTGAAATCATCGGAATGCGAGTTGGTGGACTCGGCGCGCAGACCGCCCTTACGGATGACCGCGCCGCCGAGCTTGAACGCGCCGACCAGAGCGGTGCCCTGGGCGATGGCCTCGGTGACCACGGTCTTGAGGCCCCACAGCGGCGGATCCTGCATGATGGTGCCGTTGCCGTACTGGCCGTTGAAGTAGCCGCCGCCGTAGTACTGGCCGTTCGCGTCCTTGGAGAGGCGAATGGCCTCGTAGTCGGCGGGGTTGATGACCAGCGCGTCCGCGCGGAAACCGGTGGCCAGCGCGATCTTGGTGCGGGCCTTGAAGATGCGGTCCGGGTCGGAGTCGGTGTCCTGCACCATCTTCTGGATGTCGCGGGAGAGCAGACCCTTGATGTTCGCATCGGAGCCGTTGCCGGACAGCAGCTGGGTCTCTTCCAGCAGCTGCAGGTTGTAGCGGGCGTGGTTGTTGATTTCGGAGACGATGTAGGAGAGGTCTTCGGCCATGTTGTCGGTGACCTTCCACCAGGCGGCGACCTCCTTGAGGCTGTCGGACTCCCAGCGGGGGGCCGGCAGATGGGTCTGCGGCTTGGCACCGCCCTCGCCCACGGTTCCAGCGCCGCCCTCGAGCGCGCCATAGACGGGGTATTCCACGGTGTTGGCGTTGCCGCTCAGGGTGACGGAGCCGAACAGGTCGGCGACCACGAGCGGACGCTCGTAAGGCCACACGCCGTTCATGTCGATCTGGGTGACGACCGGCTGGTATCCGGTGCCAGCCGTGCCGGTGCCCGCCACGTGCATGTCGGTCGCGGCCTTGAACTCGCTGGAAGCGAACGGGTGCGCCTTGGTGCCGATGACGGTCATGCCGGCCTTCTTCAGCTCCTGCGCGTACAAGTCGCCCAGCGTCTTGGCGGCGGGAGCCGTCTTGGCCTCGGGCTTCACATCGTCCACGTTCAGGTCGTTCACGCCCTTGAACAGGTCGACGCGCTCCTGAAGACGCTTGGCCTCCTCGAAGCGGTTCTTCAGTTCGGTCGCCTCATCATCGGTGAGGTTCTCCATGCCCTTGTCGTACAGGGCCTTGACCGCCTTCTTCTCGGCGGCCAGCTTCTCCATGTAACCCATGGATCATCCTTTCTATTGGTTGTTTGCCAGCGAGAGGAAGTCGCTGATTTCCTTGGCCCACTGCGGGTCAAAACTCTTTTTCGCCTTGCCGTCGTCCGGCTCGGGCTTGTCCGAATCGTCCGGCGTATCGTCGTCCGGCTCGTCATCGGGTTTGGAATCGTCCGGCTCGTCGTCGGGGGTTTCGGTGATGGAATCAAGCAGTTCGCCCAATGCCTCGTAGGCCGTGCGAATCTTGTCCTCGTTCGCCTTGCTTATGGCCCGGCCGGCCTTGACCTCGAGCACCTCGGCCCCCTGATTGGCGGCGACCTGCACGAGACTGATCTCAAATAGTTTGAGCTGGCGAATCTCCCGGTAGCCGTCCCAAGGGCTCTTCGCCTCCTCGTTTTTGACCCACGCGGTCTTCTCGGCGAGGAAGCCGATGCTCATCTGGTGGATGAGGCCACGCTTGAGCAGGTCGTAGGCTCGCTTGCCCTCAGCGATGTCGGTATCCAATTTCGCGGTGATGAGCAGGCCATGCTCGTCCTCTACGGCGCTCAACGTCTCCCCGATCACATCGTTCGGAGAGCCGTCCTTGTGCTGCCAGTGAATCGGAATGCCCGCGCCGCCCGCCTTGAAGTCAGCGGATAAGGTCTGCTCGAAGGCACCCTTGACGATCACATCGTCGTACAGGTCTTTCTCCCACGTGCTCGCGTAGCCGGAGAACACTCCTCCGCCGCTGTTGTCGGTGGCCTTGAGCTCCTTGAGCTCGTAGCCGAGATAATCAAGACTCATCTGAGGTTTCTCCCTTCGTCATCGAGTCCCATGACGCGCGGAAACCGGCGTCATACGTGTAGAGGCGTTTGAATTCGGCGAGCATCTGCTTGCCGTTCGGACTCGCGCCCTGCTGCGCGTTCTGCGTCTGTCCGCCGTCCTGCGGGCTGGGCTGACCGCCCTCGCTCACGTTGAGCGGGGTTATCAACTGGTCGCCGCCCGGCAGTTTCGGCCGGTCGAGCAGTTCGCGCGCCTCGTCTGTGGTCATGAACGGACGGCCGGTGGCGGTGGAGAGCGCCTGATACTGGGTCTCCATCGTGCCGCGCAGCTTCGCGTCCAAATTCGCCTTAATGTAGCAGTCCGGTTCGCCCACCGCCTCGGGCAGCGTGAGGTTCAACGCCTCCTCGAACGCCACCAGATACGGCAGCAATTCCACGTTCCACAGCTTTTCCTTGTATGCGGCGATGTTGCTGTTGGTGCCGGTGCGGAAGCCGATGTTTTCTGGGCTGATTTGGAATGCGAGGCACACCTGTTCGTTGATTTTTTCGCGTGCCTCCAAGTCGGCCATGTCCACCGGTTTGAACAGGTTGTCGACGGTGCGGATCTCCATACCGTCTTTGAATACCGGCCATGTGCCGGCCATGCCGCCGCCTGCAACGTAGTTGCGCAGGCCTTGGGTGAAGTCGTCGTAGTCGGCCTGTGATTCCCAGGGCATTTCCTTGGGCCTGTAAACGTAGGCGGGTATCTGGTAGCCGTTTTCGGCTATCGATTTGCGGTATTTCGCCATCACCCTTGCCTCCGCGAGCAGGGGGCGCAGCACGTCGGTGATCGGGTCGCCGAGGTTCAGGCCGTCGATGTAGCCGATGTCGAGCACGATTCGCGGATCCGGCAGCCGATAGGTGCCGCCCTTGTTCTCGGCGACGCTGCTGATGGTCACGCTTGTCAGTTCGCCGAAACCGTTCGCCGTGAGACTGTATCCGTCCGGGGGGATGCGGCGCAGCGTATTCCCGTCGCCCGCACGATTGCTGCCGAGCGTGCACAGCCACTTGTCTTCGAGCAGCATGTCGCGGATGAGAGTCGCGTAAAACCTGTAGCGGCTCATGCCCGGCAATTCGCTTGGATGGCGGATGAGCTTGGCCAGTGCGCCGTCGCGCACCTCTTCCGCGTCGCCGTCCGCGTTCTTCCGATACACCTTGAGCGGCAGGGAGGCGAGTTGGCGGCTGATGAAGTCCACGACCACGCGGACCGCGTATTCGCGGCAGTACATGCCGTTTGCGTAACCGGCGAATTCGGCGTCGGTGGGCCAGCTGATGGCCTCGGGCATCGAATCCATGATGGTCGGTGTCTCCGGTTCAGCGTTCTTCATCGCCAGCACGGCCGGGCCGTGCAGCAGATTGTTCAGAAATCCCATCCACGGCTCCTTCGGAAGATGGCTAGAATGTGACTCGCACGTTGTGCGAGGGCTCGTATTTCGGTTTCTCTGGCTCGCCGCTCATCGTCTCGAGCGCATACAGCGCCTGTGATTCGGCGATGAGGCCGGAAATATGCATCGCGCTCTGGTTCCGGTCCCACACCTCGACCTCACCCAATCGGCGGGTCACGGCCACACCCACCTGCTGTTCGATGGCCGGCTGAGGGAGATGACGGAGCTTGTTTTCCTTCACCCGGTCGCGGAAACGGCCGGTGGCGGCCCCCAAGCGGAAGCCCTCGATGAGGTGCACCGTCCAACCGGCCTCCGCGAGCGGATCCGCGAAGTCCACGGCCGGGCAGCCCTTGGACTGCACGGCGATTTCATGGATGTTCGGCCATGCCTCGCGAAGCAGCTTCAAGTACTTCGGCACCCAGAGCATGCCGTCACGGCGCACGATCAGTTCGACGTGCGGCAGGCCATCCTCGCGGTAGCCTGCGGCGGCGATATACGTGGTCTCTCTATCGGCGGAAGTATCCACGGAAAGCACCACGCGCCCGTCGTCGGGGATACAGGACTTCGGGTCGATGCCGCGCTTCCACAGCTTCGGATTGATGTACGGCGTGATGTCCGCCGTCACCCACTGGCACAAGACCTCGGTGCGATACGCGGCCTCGGTCATGCCGTTGATGTCAGCCGAGATGCTACGAAAAGTCATCGGCCCATAACCCATGGAGGGGTTCGCCTGACGGATACCGTCAAGGTCATCCAGCTCGCATTTATCCGGAGCCGACCACTCGAAATACCCATAGGATGGGTCGTGCTCCTCGGCCCATTCGTCCGGCGACTGCTTGCCGGTTTCAACCGAAGCGTTCCACGAATCCGCCAGGGCACGTCCCTCGTCGACGACTCGGCGCAGCACGACGCTGCGATAGTCGCCCGCGTTCGAGATACCCCACAACTGACTGGACCAGATGGCCTTCGTGGTCTGACTGACCGCGTTCCAGCCATCGTCGGTGTGCTGCTCTCGCAACTCGTCGAACACGACGCGGCTGGCGCTCTTGGAACGGATGTTCTTGTCGGCGCGCACGATGTACTGCGCCTTGTTCCGGCAGATGATCGCTTCCTCGCCGTGCGAATTGTTGACGCGCTGCACACGTTTTTGCAAAACCGGAACCGCAAGAGCGGCCTCGCCCTCGGAAGCCGGATTCGGATTACACCAGTTCAATACGGCCTGATATGGGGCGCGCGCGTTATCCAACGTCTGCGCGGCACCGACCACGAGAAACTTCCACGCCGGCGACAACTCCGGGTGGCGAGCGGAGTCGACGAACAGCCACCACGCGCACAGTACGCTCATGAGCGTGGTCTTGCCGTTCTGGCGCGCGACCTCGGTGACAACTCGGCGGAACCGGTAGGAGCCGTCCGGCAGAAGCTCAAGCCCGTGGATCAGCAGCCATTTCTGCCACGGGAAAAGATGCACGTGGAGAAACTTTTCGGCGAACTCGATGACCGCGTAGCCGTTTGATGTTTCCGGCGTCAGTTCGCGCAGCGGGGGAGTGAATATGCGTGGCGTGGTGATGCCGTGGGCATCGTCGTTGATTTCGCCGATGCCCATGACGCCTCCTAGCTGATTTTCGCCAGATACTCCTCAAGCTCATCCGCCACCGGAGTCGCCTCGGGCTTGGCGGCCTTGCCCCTCGCCGGTTTCGCCGGCTTCTCCTCCTCGGGAACCAGTCCGAGAGCCGCGCAATATTTCAGGAACGTCGGCAGCGAGGTATTGTCGTTCTGCGGCACAGCCGGACGGGTACCCTTTCCCTTCGCTTCGGCGTCCGATATGGCCTGTTCCGCCAATTCGTCCCAATGGTCGATTTTCCATGCAAGGGCCCGGGCGGCGGCGACCGTGGCTGCGTCCTTCGCGCGCAGATGCTTGGCGTTGCGCAGCGAACGCTCCAATGCGTCGGCCACCGTTTCCTGCGGAAACTGTTTCGGCATGGAACCTCCTTCGCGCGCGACCCCGGCCGAATATCGAATATTTTTCGGAGGGAGAGGAAGAGCGGCCATGCGGGTAGTGTCCCGGTGGCGGCCGGTTTTGGGATTTTACCGCCCCTCCCGGTGGTCAGGCTTTGATGGCGTTGGTGAATGCGTTGATTCCTGCGGTGAGGATTCGTGTGAAGCCCACGCTATCAACTTTCGGCATTATCGTGCCGTTGTTGTTGACGACTTCAACTGTGATTGGTAGGTCTGCGTCGACGCTGGCGAGGTCATAGCTTACGTTGTCCGCGCTGAGGCTGGCGCTGATGTGGAGTGTGATGGTGCCGGTTGCTTCGCGCAGTGTTTGCCCGCATGCGGTCTTGACCGGTTCGTCGATGTCCATGATTGTGTTGCTCCTATGCTGTTTTGATCCATTGTCTGCTGAGTGTGCCGATTGGTGTGGCTGGGTCTTTGTTGCCGCGCAGGTTGTTGCATTGTGTGTGTGATGGGCGGAAGCCTGCGGGGTCGTGTTGCAGGTCTGGTCGTTTGGTGACGGGATAGAAGTGGTCGAGGTTGAAGCTGTCGTCTGTGGTGTTCTGTGGTGCGTCGTAGTCGATGGGCATTCCGCAGAGCCAGCATGGACGGTGTTCGCTCTTGCATTCGAGGAAGAATTTCTTGCGGTCTTTTTCGAATTGGCGTCCGCCTTTGCGGACTTGGCGGCTGTAGCTGACCATGATGCCGTCACCCCGCAATCATTGGAGAATAGGTGTCCCTCGCCTCGGATTCGAACCGAGACTGTATCGGACTTGAATCGGATGCCTCTGCTGGTTGGGCTAGCGAGGGGTTGAAATATCAGGAGTTTTCGGCGTGTTTTGTTGTGCTCTCCTTGCATATCTATAGTAGTTGTGTTACTGTAGATATATCAGCAGAAAGGAGGTATCCGATGAGCCCAAAGGATTGGTTTGATGTCATCAACGGCATCATCGCCAACGTCATCGCCGCAGCCGCGCTAGCCATCGCAGTCAAGCGAAGACCGAAGCACAAGAAGTAAAAAAGGTTCCGGCTAGACCTATTAGCCGGAACCTCCCGCCAATCCTATCCCATCGGAGAACGCATCATGAGAACATCACTGATCTTCGGAATCGTCGCCGTGGTATTCGGTGCCGTGGCCTTGGTCGGCGCACTGTCCAGCAGCCCGATAGTATCGGGCGGCTTCGGTCTCGCGGCCGGAATCATGGGTCTCGCGGCCGGAATCATCAACGGCAAGGAAGGCAACAATGACGACTGAATACCTCGGCGTCAAACAGGTCGCCGAACGCCTCGGCATCACCAGCGGCGGCCTGCTCAACCTCAAACTCCCCGAACCCGACGCGACCATAGGCCGCACGCGCGGCTGGCTGCCTGAGACCATCGATGAATGGAACGCCCAACGTCCGGGACGTGGTGTCGGCGGAGGAAGGCCACGCAAGAACAAAGCATAGATACGCGAAAACCCAGCCACTTGAGCTGGGTTTTCGACACTTCTGCCACTGCATATTATGGCTTCACCTAACGGATTTTGTCAAATCGGGACCGATGAGCAGCCGGTACACGTCGCAGTAGGCGTATCCATCCGCATGACGGGGCAGTTTGCCGCGCTGCTCCCACGTGGTGATGGTCTTACGGCTGACCTTGAGCCCCGAGACGGCGAATGCCTTGGAGATGTCCGCCGCCGAACCTCGCTCGGAATCATCCCAACACAATGTCTTGAGTCGGCGCAGTTTGACCGTCTGAGCTCGCTGTTCCCTCCCGCACACGGGACAGGTGACCCACTGGTCTGCCGCGCCTGCGGTGAGCATGGTCTCGCATAGTTCGCAGGTGCCGATTTCGCGGCGTTGTTCGGGCGGGTCCAAAACCGTATCGACCTTGCGGGCAAGGTCGTTGATGACGTGCATGTAGAGGCCGGCGTCCGTGAACGTGGCGAGCCTGGGGTGGCCTGCGCATGCGATGAGCGTGGCCTTCAGATCCTCGTTGCGTTTGTCTTTGCGCCAGTCCAAGGCGTCGATGCCGTCGAGGCAACGCCATAGTTCACGGGCCGTGGCGTCGAGCATGTCAATCAGGTCGAGCACGTCCAAGCGTATCGGTGTCGGGGGAGTGGCGGTCTTGATGCGCACGGGCGAATGCCCTCCCGGATGCAATGTCGCGTCGAGGCTGTCATGCAACGGCGTGACATCACGCGCCAAGCGCAATAATGTGCCTGCGAAGCGCATCTCGCACGTCTCGCACAGCGAACACCCCTCTTCGGTCATCATCTTGCAGTTCTGGCAGTTCATGCTGAGCCCCTTCCGGCTGGTCGGCTAGAATAATGCTTGGATCTCATCGCCCTGGCCGACCTTGTTGGTTGGGGTTTTCTCATGTTTGAGCTGGCTGTATGGCATATTCCAGATGCGTTTGAATTCGGCTATCTCCTGTTTCGATAGTTTCGGCCCGCCCCACGGTTTGCCCGGCGAACGCTCCCTTTTCGGCGGCGTGAACGGTTTGACGCTCACCCGAGCCAAATGGCACGTGTGACCGGCGAGGTATTGGCCGTCCGGTCTGATGCCCGCACATCCGCTCACGCTGCGCAACAGTGGGTGCCCGACGGAGGGCAGCCAGACCACGCGCGTCAATGGGCGGCCGAGGATTATCGCCACGGTCAGGTCGTCACCCTCCACACATCCGTAATCCCACACATCCCACACGGTTTCGCGATCCTCGATGACGTACAGGCCGCACCCCTCGCAGACAGTGACCACAAGGGGGCTTGATTTCGGAACGAACGCGCGAAGCCATGCTGGTTTGCGTTCACGGGCGCGTGGCCTGCTCACTCCTCCATTGCCTTTCTTCTTGCCGCGTCGAACGCGATTCTGATGATGTTCTCCATCCACGCGCCGGGGAGCGTGATGAACTTTCGGGTTTCGGCCATGGCGGCGGCAATCTCCTCTTCGGTGATTTCGCGTGACGCTCCGGCCTTGTATCCTCGTCCCCACGCCCACTGCAGGTCACTGTCGATGTACGACGGGTCACGCTGCTTCTGTGCCTCGATTTCACTGCTGATGATGCTCATTCGTTTCCTCCGTTTCGTTGTTGATTGCCGTTTCGATTCGTATGCACAGGTCGAGCGCTTCCCGCCAGCCGGCCTGGTAGCCGAGCACATACGCCTCTGCCGGCGACTCGCTGCCCAATCCCGCTGAGGCCAGTGCGCTGAGCGCCCGTTGAATCACGTCAATCGGTCCGGCCATGGGTCAGTCCTCCCATTTGATGTCCTGGATTTCATGCAGCACCGCTTCGCAGGCGGTGATGAGTACGCTGAGCATACGGCGGCCGTGATGTCCTCTCCGGTCAAGGTTGAACAGGACGGGATGGCCTTGACTCCACTGGTCGATGCCGATGGAGGCGATTGGGATGGTTTCGACCAGATTGGTGTCAGCATCCTCACTGCGGTATTGGATGGTGACGGATTCTTTCATGCTTCCTCGCTTTCAGTCGTGTAACAGTTCGCGTCGAGCCAGTCGGCGATGGTTCGAAAGTCCTTGGCCCACTGAATCCGCGTCTGTCGTTCCCGCTCGTCCTTGGGGATTGGCTTCGGAATGTCAAAATCGAGCACCGAGTATTCGGATTGTTTTAGGAAATGGCTGCGGGCTGGTCTGCCTCGATGCTGAGGGACTTGCTTGTAGTTGACGATTTGGAGGATGTGCAGCATCTCCAATGCCTTGGCCGGGTCGAAGTTCGGAGTGTCGGGATTGTCGTCGAACCGCTGACGCAGGTCGGGCACTGTGCCTTCGCCGTTGCCGAGTTCCCATGCGGTCTCTTCGATTTGCTCTCTGAATGTGAGTGCCATCTTGGGCTCCTTTGGTTTGGGAAAATCTAGTGTCGTTGAGGGGTGTTTTTGGTCTTTCCGGAGGGGCGAGCCGTAGTTTTTCCCACACCCGGACACACACGTAGTGTGTCCGGGGAGTGTGGGGAAAAACTAGACTCGATGGCTCAGTTTTTCCGGGAAAAACTCGGAAAAACTCGGAAAAACTGGAAAAACTAGATTTCGAGGTGGTTTTCGTCATCCAATTCACTCGCCTCCTCCCTGCTCATACGGTCCACATAGGCGTCGGATTTCGGGTCGTCTATCTGCCGGTACGGTCGGACGGATTTGAATATCGAACGATTGTTGCGTCCGGAGCGGTTCGAGACGAAACCCTCCTGCAGGAGCAGGCTCACGGCTTTGCTCATGACGGCGGTGCGCGCTCCGGAACCGTCTTCCTTCAGTGCCTTGAACAGTTCGGACTGGTTCGGTTCTTCGAGTGAGTCCTCCAGCATGCGGCTGATGCGTTCCATCAGTCCGGTGGGTCGGAAGTCGTCGCGTTTCGCCTGTCGGTCTTCGCTGGGCATCATGTTCGGTCGTGCGATGGTGACGCGCATGAGTTTCGGGTCCGTGGAGTTGATTTCGATGCGTGCCGCTTCGCGCAGGTGCGAGCCGTTCGAACCCCAGCTGACGGCGCAATGCTCCTCGATTTCGCTGATGCGGTCCTTGCCTGATTTGATGACGATGGTGCCGCGCACGCCCTTGCCGACTGGTTTGGTCATGTCCACCGAGTAGCTGATGCCGTCGATGAGTGCGAGTTTCTGCATGCTGCCGCCGGCGTAGCGGCCCCGGTTGTCCTTGCTTTTGACGACGTGGTCGATGAGTACGACTGCTGGCCCACAGGCGCTGATGAGTCGTGGCATGGTGTTGTACCAGGCGGCGATGTCGTCACCGCTGTTGCTGTCGAGGCCGGCGTAGGCGAGGCAGCTGGTGACGCCGTCGATGATGGCCAGCGTGGCCGTGTCCGCGTAGTCGAGGGTTTCCTTCCAGCCGTCGAGGCTGGTGGGGCTGCTCGGCTTGGCGCTGGGCCGCACGTAGTGTAAATGCTGCACGATCTGTTCGCCGGTCACGCCGAGCAGCAGGAGACGCTTGACGACGTTTCTGGCGGAATCCTCATAGTCGATATAGATCACGTCATGTCCCTGTTTGAGTTCCTGGGCGGTGGCGATCTGGGCGAGCATGCTTTTGCCGCAGCCGGGTTCGCCGTGCAGGTCGTTGACCGCGCCCCTATAGAAGAGGCCTTGGCCGTCCTCTCGTTGGAACACGGTGGGCGTGGGCGGCAGTTCAATGCCGGAAGCGAGCTGGGTGAGGTCTTCGAACTGCCAGCTGGAGGAGGCGTTTTTACTTGCCTCGTGACTTTCCATTGAACCGTTTTGAACCGATGCGACGGGTGTTGAACCGGCTTGAACCGGCATTGTTCCAGTGTTTTGAACTGCTTCCGGGTGACTTTCCTCCATTTGACTCGCAGCCGCGTTTTGGGTGAGTTCGTCGAACTCGCCGGGCGTCATGCGTTCGATTTTCGACTGCTCGCACGGGTCCGTGTGGGATTGGATGCCGTTGACTTTTTCCATCGCGCCACTGAGAATGCTGGCCCATTCGCGTGCGGCCTCGCGTTCCCTGCCCTGACGGTCGGGCGCTATTTCGCTGATGAAGCGTGGTTTGAGCTGGTTGATGGCGTCGAGCGCGCCACGATGCCCCTCCTGCGCGAAGTTGGCCAACGTCCAGACGGCCTGCAACGTGGTGTCGTGTCGGGAGCCTTTGGACGCGGGGTTGGCGAGCGTCCTGTTGAGGAACGTGTTGACCGCCTTGCACATGCGGGCGTCGTATCCCCTCGGATTAGAGGCGATTGGAGTGGTCGACGGGTTTGAATGTGTCAGGTTCGCCATGCTGTCGGGTTTGCGCAGGTAGTCCACCCACTTCCACGGCAGTGTCGCCAAGTCGCTGATGTGGGGGAGCGTGCTGGCAACCCTGCCGCTGGGCGTGTACCAGCAGTACATTTCGCCGCTCGGGTGGATCGACGGCCAGACCACGGAATACCGGTGGCCGGGTTGCAGGATGTCGACCCCCTCGATGGCGCCGCCCTTCCACGCCAATCCCTCGGGCACCTTGTAGAACAGGTGGCGTGCCGGCGAATCGATGCCGTGCGACGTGCTGCTCCACGTGGCCGGCAATGCTCCCAGCTCCTGGCTGAGTTCGCTGATGCCTTTCGCCCCGTCCGCCTTGACCCGATGGCCCTGCTCCGCGTCGATGTCCAACACGAGCACGCCTTCGGGGATAACGATGCCCGTGTTCGCGTTCGGGGTCGCCTGAGACCAGACCTGTACTTGTTCGTCGGTGACGGGTTTGCGGCTGCGTCCCGTGAAACCGCTGGGCGGCGGGGTCTTGCGTCCCTCGGGCAGGGGGATGACCTGCATCCATCCAGCCGCACGGTACAGGGGTGCGGCTGCCGCGTAGCCGTAGATGTCGGTCATCTTCGAAACTCCTTTGACGTAGTGTGGAAAAAATGGGTGCCGTGCACGCCTTTGCATTCGTGCGGGCCGCTTGGATACGGCTACGGCGGTCGGGACTGGTATCAGTCCTTGTCGGAATCCTTGCTCTTGTGCCAGCCCAGGAGCACGAGCCTCACGCTCGTGAGCTGGAGGCTTTCCGAATCGACGTCACGGAAACCGTCCTGATCGGAGGCAGGGAATCCATGTCTTTCATCAGCTCGAGCCACTGGTTCTGCAGGTGTTTCAGCAGTTCGTCCATCAGAATTCACCGGTTTCCAATTGCTGTTCCGAGCCGCCGTGGTTCTGCGGTTGCGCCTGGTCGGTGACGGCCGTCACCGCTTCGACCGGCACGCCCAACAAGGCGGCGATCTCCTGCGGCGGCTTACCCATGGCCTTCAACTGGCTGACCTTCATCGGATCGGCCTTCGGCTGCTGTTGCGCCGGCGGGTTCCACGGGTCGACCGGAGCCGGCGCATACCCCTGATTCGGGGCCTGTGCTGGCGGCTGTGGCGCGTACTGCTGCTGCGGGTATTGCTGCATGCCGGACTGCTGGGGCTGGTTCATGGCGAGGTCGGCCGGCGACTGGTGTTCGATCACATATTCGAACAGTTTCGGCGCGTTCATGCCGGGCTTCGCCTCGCCGAAACCGGTGAACGTGGCCGTGAAACGGTCGCCAGGCCGCACTTCTGCGGCCTTCCTCAGCCCGGCGTTGTGCAACGCCTGAAGCCATGCGCGCCGCTGGAGGCCGAAGCCCTTGATGTACACGGTGCGCCGGCCGTCATCGTCCTCCACCATCGGATCGGTGACGCCGGTGTTGATGGTGACGAGCACCTGCATCTGCGGCTGTCCGTCGTCGAAGAACTTCGGCTGGCGGGACTTGAAATCGCGGATCTGGTTGGCGGTCACGTTCTCGATGATTCCGCTGATCGACGTGCCGGGCTGTTCGAACTTCGCGCCCTTGCTGCTCTGCGATTCGATGCTGGCAAGCATCTGCTCCGGGGTCATGGACACGGCCGGGCGTGCCGGCGGCTGACCATACCCTTGCTGATACCCCTGTTGGGGGTAACCCTGCTGAGGGTAACCATACTGTTGCTGTGGTTGTCCGAACATGATTGTTTTCCTTTCGTTATTCGGTGAACTGGTATTCGGATTCGATTAGGGGGATGAGTTGGAGCCATTTGTCGGGCACGTCCGGCCACGGCTTATCGTCGAACTCGGGAAGCGCGCTCATATCCGGCCACACGCGCCCCTTGCATGAGAAGCACTTGTCGGGGCCAGCCGCTGGCAGTTGCTTTATCCAGCTGTCGCGCACGTCCACGCCGTCGGACTGCTCGATGATGTCCATGAGGTTGACGAGCAGCTGGGCCCGGGCCAACGCCCATTTGCCGGGCTCCGGGTCGAACCTCGTCTCCCAGGGCAACGCATCACCCAGACTGGTCTTGTTGCGGGGCAGGAAATAGATGCAATTACGCTCCACCAGTTCGCCCTCATAGGTGAGTCCCATGCCGTAGAGGCTGGCTTGCACCCGGTATTGCTGGCTGGGTCCGTGCGCTTTGACCTTGGTGACCGTCGTGTTGCCGACGATCTTCCAATCGATGGTGCTGTGGGTCTCCTTGTCCCACAAATCGATACTGCCGGTGACTGGGTAGCCAGCGTGCAATCCGTTCAGATGCCCGACTCTCACGCGTTTCTCGGCCTCGAACCTTTTCGTAGTGTCATTCGGCCATTGACTGTTGGGGCCGATCCACGTGTCCATCGCGTTGAACATCTGCTCGAAGTGGGCGTGCACGCAGGTGCCGATGAACGGCAGCCAGCCCGGCGAACGGCGTTCCGGCCAGCCCTCCAGCTTCGCCGCCAGGCAATGCACGCAATCCGTGCCCAGTTCTGACGGGCCTATCTCACGCTGCAGTTCGCGCGGAGCGTTGGCGATATCCGCTTCGATGAGCTGGCGGATCTCCGGCCACAGTTGCGGCTCCTCCATCGTGCCGATTTTGGTCTTCGGCGTGACGGGCGGCTTGCCCATATCGGGTGCCGTTTGGGTCATGGGCGGCACGTCGACCGGTATCGCGTCACCCTGCTGTTGGGCCTGGGCGACGGCGAGAATGGCATCATTCATGCTCATGGTTCTTCACCTCCTTGAGAAAGTCGTTGATCTGTTTCCTAATGTCCGCCAACGCGGTTCTGCTGAGCCGTGTAATGGCCACCGCCTCGTCCGAGTTGTCGAAGCGCAGCGTGTAGGTGCGGTCGCCGTCCTTCGCGATGGTTACCGGTACGCTGCCGAAAGTCATCGAATGAATGGAATGACCGGTCTTGCCGCCCTGTTCCAATTCATGGGTGGCCTTGCGGATGCGTTTGGCGACCTCGAAGCCCAGATCGGCGATGCGCTCCGAACGGATGACGTACAGGTCGTCGGTCAGCTCGTTGCCGTTCTCGTCGTGCAGGTCGTAGTCGGCGATGGCGCTTTCCACGATCTGGGCGATGCCCAGGCTGGACAGTTCCGCGCTCATGAGACCACCACCGTCGGCTTGCCCGACATCGCGTAATCGGCCACCGCGTCCGACGTCAGTAGCTTCTCCAACTGGCTGAGCGGCCTTGGCTTCAACTGGTAAGCTCCGGGATACTTGGTGGCAGGATAGGCTTTTTCGAACGTGCCGGCGTTGATGCGGCGCGCGCCCGGCTTGACCTGCACTTTCAGATTGCCGGCCTGGTAGGTGCCGGCCGGATGCGAGTCGAGGATACGGGCCTTCAGCTCGTCGACCTCCTCCTGGCGGGACGCGATTTCGGCCTGCAGTTCCACGATGCGAGCCGCCTGCGCCTCGAACAATCCCTGACGCAGTCCCTCGTCCGGGTTCACGGCCTCCGTGGCTTCAATGGTTGACGTGTCATTCGCAGTCATTTGATGTGCCTTTCACGATGATCTGGGCGTAGGTGGGATACCACGCCGTCTGATGCTTGGTCTGGTTCGTGTGCCGGTTGCAGCAGGTGACCGCCTCGTCCAGTCCAGTGGGCTTGCCGAGCGGCCCGCATGTCCTGCAACGCGGCATCCAGAGACGCCGGTCAGGCATCCTGCCTGTCCTTGGAGGTGAGTCGCAGTCCGGCTATGATGTCCGCCGAGGCGTCCGGGTTGCGCAGCAGCTTCGATATGGCCGCGCCTTCCTTGACGGTCAGTTGGGCGATGGCGATGGCCGACGTGACGGCCGTATGCTGCTCATCGGTGAGTATGATCTTGTCGGACAGCAACAGTTTGGTGGCTTTGTCGATAAACGTGCTGGCCGCGTTCGTGATGCCGTTCGCCGTCGGCACCAGGGCCGCCAGTTCGAAACTCAGATCCTCGTCCGCTATCAGCGCCTGCTGCACCATACGCGGCTCGTTGATAGGCTTGCTCATGATTAGTCTCCTTGCTTGTTCGGCTCCCATTCCGGGAGCGGCTTGATACGGATATAGAGATGTGGCTCGTACTCATGCCCGCAACACGTGTATGGGTCGCCGCTCTTGCGTTTCCGGTATTTGCCTTTGGTCCCGTACGCCCACAGGTCGGGCATGCGCTTGGTGGCGTGGGATTCGACGACCTGCGCGTCATCCACGTAGGCGACGCCGTTCAACGAGTCCAAAACCAGCTTCAAAAGGTTGTCGAGATCCGGGCGGCCGCGATGGCTCATCCAGAATTCGGCCTCCAACCTGACCGGGCACTGGTATGGTTTCGCCTGCGGGTATTTCAACCGGAATTCGGCGAACAGGCGTTCCTCCGCCCTGACGGTGCGTTTCGGTGTCATCGCGTGCCCGTTGTAGACGCGGGGACGCCCCTTCGGCACCGGGTCGCCCGGCAGGCAGAGCGTGAACTCACTTGGCTGTTCCATCGCCACCCCACTTCAACAGGATTCCCACGAACACGAGCGGCAATACGACCGCCAATGCGAGCGAGCCGGTTATCATCCACTGCGGCGTACCCACCGGACTGGGGATGCGACTATGCGTGCCGGCGAAACCGACCAGCCAACCCTCGAAGAACGTGAGAGCCAGTAATACGGCCGATTTCTGCCCGTCCGTCAGGCGCGGCTTCGGGCGACGCATACGCCGCTTTTTACGCCGTAATGCTTCGATGCTCATTCCGCAACCTCCTTGCGCTTGCGTTGGATGGCACGCAGCAGGGTCAGCGACTGGCTGAGGATCATCGACGCCTCGAACGCCAACTGGTTCTCACCCAGCTCGAACAGCGCGTGTTCGAGAGAGCCGGCCGCGTCATGCACGTCACTGGCCACATCGACGGCGTGCTGCCACTGATCGACCGGATGGAACAATCTTTCCTCCACGGTGTCCTTGTCCGGATCGCACACCGGACAATCGCACTTGCCGGTTTCCGGCTGGCGCGTCTCCTCGTCCAACTCCTTCTCCAACTCAGCCTCTCCTCCCTCAAGCAGCTGCTCCATGAGCTCCTTGAATGACATTCCCTTCGGGATCTCGACGCCGATGGCGTGGATTCCGGTAATCTTGTGTCCTGACATCACTTGTTTTCCTTTCAATGTGATTGGTGATGTTGGTGCCGGCGTGAACCTTGGACAGTGCGACGCCGGCACCTCTTTTCTCCCGGTTTCGAATCCGGGAAACCCTTATTCGCCATGGACCAGCTCCTTGCGGGTGATGGCGCACCTGTTGTTCCGGTAGTCGATGACCTCGCGTGGATCCCACACCAGCCGACGGCCGATACGCTTCGGGGCCGGCGGGTATTTCCCGCCCCACCGGTCGTAGCAAGACCAGATGTAAAGAGTGCTCTTCGAAAGATTCAGGAATTCCGCCACCTTGCCAATGGGCCAACCGTCCTGTGCTTCTATCTGCTTGGACATGATTCACCACGCTTCTTGGCGAGCAGGCCGCGCCAGTCCACGGTCGACGCCCACTCGAATACCCGCAGGTAGTCCGCAAAAAAAACGCGGAGAACATCGATGGAATCCAGATAGGAGTGCAATACGTCCTTCGCTTCCTTCAGGTCACCGAACGTCCATTCGCTCCAATCGGGATAGAACGAACCGGTCACCCCGTCGAACGTGGAATACGTCAGGTCGAACCACAAGTCGAACATAGGAACCTTCGCTTTGAACACCGTCAGGAACAGGTCGGCCTCATCGTTCGGATCACATACCAATTCCATGGGGAAGGAATGTCTGTAAGAGTCCGACACGATAGGGTGGGTGAGAGATAGACGAAGATTTTTCTCGGGGAGAGCGCCGGCCATCACGCACCCGCTTTCTGACTGAGCTCATCCCATGCCCGGTCAAACAAGGGGCGATCTTCTTCCGTGTAGGCGTAGACCTGAATGATGTGACCGTTCGGCAGTGTCAGATCAGCGCGTTGTGGGTCTCGACCGTTTCGCTCTCGATATGCGGCCTTGAGCTTCTTGCCGAATGTGCCACTCTTCGATCGCAGCTGCTTGGCGCTCAGATTCTTCTCCCGTAGATAGTCCTGTGTGTACAGGGGACGGGTCTTCGGGTCGAGCTCAGGTAGTTCCCCCAATTCCCGTGCGATCACGATGCGCGTCTTCGCTTCGAGGAAATCCGGGTGGACGATGCCCTGCGAAGCCTTCAACAGTTCGACTTGCATCATGCGCTCATGGTGAGCCGCCTCAAGCAGGTGTTGCGGACGCTGCACCTCGTATCTGCCGCTGCGCATTACGGTCGACACTAGTTCGTGGTTCACCCAACGCTGGAACCGGATGACCATGTTGCGCGTGGCCTCGTCCTTGACTGCGCCGTGGCGGCGATTGTTCAAGGCGTGGATCAGGCCGGGCAGCGTGATGACGCTCATTTCTTGTTCTCCTCCAAGGGTGGGCACAATGCGCTTACCCTTTTCATCGGAGTCAAGATTGCGCAACATGTCCTTCGCGCTCTCGTATGCGAGTTTCTTCGCGATGGGGCTGGCGACGAACACCGGCTCGTCGGTGTTGCAGTCCAGTGCGGTGACCTCCGTATCTTCGAAACGAAGGGTCTGCAATGCGTTGCTCATTTGAGACCACCGTCCTCTGCTTCCACGGTTTCTACCTGTTCAATGCTTTCGACGTTGTTGAATGGAACGATTGTCGTAAGGGGTCCATCGGAGGAAGACCCGTCTTTGCTGAGCCATTGGACTTCGTAGAACGCGAATCCGACGCCGGGGAGGACATCCACGTCAGCCGCGAACAACTGACGGTGCCCCTTGAACCCGGTCTTGAGCAAGGTTGCCACGCAGGGAAAGTCGTCGCTCCACCATGAGGGGAGGTCGAGGGTTTCGATTTCCTTGTTGTCGGTTAGAATGGTGTTGTTCATTTGAACCTTCTTTCATTTGATCTCGGCATCCGTGGCGGCGGATGCCTTTTTCATTTCCTTGCTGTCTTCGGTCTCCACCGTGTTTGCAGTCAGCCAATCTTCGATGTCGCTTTGTCGGTACAAAACCGTTCGTGGCGTCGCTTGGATGTAGCGGGGGCCTTTCTTCTGGTAGCGCAGCTGGGCCAGATGATTGGGCTTGAGCCCGTAGTTCTCGAACACCTCCTTGGGGCTGAGAGTCGGACTCATAGCAATTGCCGGCATTATCAAAACCTCCTTTCACAAGTTGTCGTTATGAGAACGTGATTAACAAGATAGCACAGAGTTTCAATATGAC